CGCAACAAGAAGGTTCTTAGCTCCTACAGGAGATACTTCTCCTTTCATAGTAACTAACCTCTTAGCAAATTCAAAAGAATCTGAAGAAATTAGTGACTTGGAAAGATTAATCTCCACACCTAAGACAGTAGTCATCAAATGGTGGTAACTTTTAGCAACTGAACTGTTGGCAATAACTACATCATCTCCTAAAATTGCATAGTGAACAAAATCTGGTATTCCTACCCGATTAGCCGCTATACGAACTAAAGTGTGATGAGTCAAAGCCAACATAGCTCAAGAGCTTAAAGCCCCCATAGGTTGACCAACAGAATATCTTAGAGGAATTCCTTTATGGAATCAATCTCTATTAGTTAGGATATTAACCCAACTAGTAGCCGCTTCTTTACCTATCATCAAACTAAGAATCTGATGTTGTAAAGAAATCGGAAGACGATCTGTGGCTGCACTTAGGTCGTAAGAGTAAAGAGTTTCGTTATTTAAAAGATCCTTCCGAAACAGATCTTTTAAATATCTAACAGGTCTATCTTGATCAAAAGTACCATCCATAGGAAGGGTATCTAAGATCTTGAAAATCCTATCAGATAACGGTCTAAACACAGATTGTGTAATAGAATCCGTAATAGCGAAAACTCTCACCTTACCGGCCGCCTCTTCCTTTTCACTTAACTTACCTAGAATAAGATCTCTATCACCAGTATAACTACCGGTAGATAAGAAGTCTAATTCTTTAGCAAGTAAGGAAAGGAATTCAATCCCTCCGGGGACCATACGACAGTAGTCGTATAGATCTCGACGTAAAGGAGAATCCTTTCATGCTCATAAATCTTTTCAGATACCGAGCATAGAAACGGAATGATTCGGACCAGCTGTACCGAGGTGCAATAGCTTTATAGGTTTAAGTGTTACCTTAAAATAAGGTAGCAGTTGTCTAAGAGCTAAACGAACCTCGAACTTAGGTAACGTCATAGACTGTCCTTTAAAAGGATCAGTTATGGTCGATAACTTAAGCTTACCAGGTATCTTTATGATACGGTATACAGCGAAAACTGAAAGGACTGCCCGAGTACTAGACAGGTCTCCATCTCTAACAAGAGAACGGATAGATCCTGGAATAATACCGGGTAGCCCTCCTTTAATGGTAATCGGAAGTTCTGTATTCAGAACTGGATTACCA